AGAACCATTTTTTATTTCTACCCATAATTCTTTAGTGAATTCTGCAGATACTATTTTATTCTCTTTGTTTCTCTTTACTGTAAATACAGCTACTCTTACTTGTCTTACCATGTTGTTTTGATTTGTTACAGCCATTGATAGGCCTAAATTATTTGTTGCTGAAAGGAAGGTTCCTGTACCTCCATTAATTGTTGTTGTAGTTCCTGAATACCCTACTGATGTTCCTGTTGCTTCAAACATAATTTTATTTGTTATGATTATCTAATACTTTTGTTACTTCTTTTACTACATGTTCCCATGTTACTGGGCCTGTTTCGTCTGCGTATTCTACTGGATCTTTTCTTCCTAACTTAATAAATGCTTCTACTCTTTCAACTGATGAAGCTGATTTATAATCTGAGTACCAGGTGAAACCCTCGACAAAATGTGCTAGTAATATTGGTTTATAAGAAGTATTAGTTCTTGAATAAACTTCATCAAAATCTAATCCTAATTCCTCACATAATACTTCTCCGTCTTGCAAGATAGTAAATTTATCTCCTTCTAAGTAAGGTGTAAAATATCCTACTCTTTCTGCTTCCCAGTTACCCATTCTAAAAGCATGATCATCAGCATCTCTGAATTCTTGTCTACAGTCTGGATAGATTGCATGATCACCACTGTGGATTCCCATTGCAATATCACAAGTCTCTCCTGTACGATTTGCAACTGATAAAGCTACTGCTTGAGTAATAGAAGCAAATATTTTGTTTCTGTTAGGAACAACTGTCGCTTTCATATTATCTTCTGCATAGTGACCTTCCGGTACATCTTCTCCTCCTGTCACTAAAGCTGAATCTAATAAATCAACTAATCCGTTTAATTGAATTTGATGGTAGTTAATTTCAGGAAAAGGGCTTTTATACTCTAACAACGTTTCGTTATCACCTTCTTGATTAATATAATCTACCAATGATTGAGCTCTCTCTAGCTCTACTCTGTGTTTTTGACCATAGTCAAAGCTGATAGCAGTAACTGTGTCATATTCTTTTAGACATCTAAGTAATAAAGTACTTGAGTCCATCCCGCCGCTGAGGCTAACAACAACATGTTTTTTAGACATAATTTATAATTTTAAATAAGCCAGGTATTTTAAGCGTATAGGCAAACGCTATTTTTATAGTGTATAATTTTGACGATCTCCTAAAGAAGGTTCATAATCTGCTTGTTTTACTTTAAAATACTCTTCTAAGAATTCTCTTCTGTAAAGTAGTACTTCTCCTTTATAACGAGTGTTAGTAACAAATCTTCTACCAATTTCCTCTTTAGCTTCAGTAGCTGCATTTGCTACTTGTTTTCCTAATTCAGAACCAGCTGCATAACCTAAATAATCATATAACGATATTAATCCTCTTTCTTCCATAACGATTTTATTTTATACTTAATATACGAAATACTTCCTCCAACTGCAAGAAAAAATGCAGAAATATTTAAAAGACTTGGATGCCAATGGTCACCACAAATTCCTAATGCATGTCTTAATGCTTCTCCCATTTCTAATCAATTGCAGTTAATGTTCTCATTTTTTTCTCCAATTGCTCAAAAGTCTGGATATACTCTTTAATAGAGGTATAGTGTTTGTTATTCTCTTGGTACAAAAGTTCTCTTGATACCATTTTTAAAGCATTATTAAAGTTACTTGGATATCCATGAGTCTTAATATATTCTGTACTATTCTCTCCTTTAGTAACTCTTTCATATACTACATATCCTCCTGCAGAAGATTTAACAATAAAGAAAGGTTCCATAACTGGATCTTCTATAAGAGTATCGGTAGGTGAAATTGAATCTGGCTTTCTTAACATAACTGTTTTTGTTTTTAGTTTAATATAAATTGTTTTAGTTGATCTTCTGACATTCTTCCTGAATGTTGTTTTACTTCTTCTCCATCTTCTACCAGTACTGTAAGAGGAATTCCTCTTACTTTATATTTACCTGATAGATTTTCAGGATCATCCTCTACATTCACTTCTACAAATTCTACAATATCTTGTAGATCTTCTTTTACTCTATTGAATGCTGGTCCATATACTTTACATGGTCCACACCAATTTGCATAGAACTTAATTACTTGCTTTGCCATATGCTCCTTTTGATTTGTAATGGTCAGCTTTGCTGAATTTGCTTTGTGATTGTTCTTTCTTAGGAACTGTAGTTCTTCCTAGGGTAGGAATCCATTCCATTAATTGAGTGTAAAGTCTCTTTGCTGAATTTTTTGACATATTCTTCTATTTTTGATTATTATTTAATATATGAAATTTCTTTCAGAAATCCAAATTTAATTTGATTATTTATTCGATTTGTTAGAGTATTAAAATCCTTTATTTTAACTAAGTATTTGAATTGCTCCAATTGGAAAGCAGCAGATTCAGCCAAGCATGTCTCTGCCCACTGATCTGTGAATTCATAAGTCTTTCCTCTATACTTAAATGTAAGTGCTTTAGTACCTTTCATATACCTTAATATATGAAGAAAATTAGCTGTTACCTACTTTCTTTATTATTTTATTTACTTTATGTCTAGGCTGTCCTAACTGCTCACAAGCTATTTTAATACTTGGGTAAATTTTTCCTTCTATTTCAACTTGTTTTGCTTGCGAAGGAGGTCTAATTCCTTTTGCTTTTATTGTAGCTGAAATAGCTTGTTTATGTATTTCTGTTTTTTTATACTTGGATAATTTTTGGGATATTAATTGCTTTGCTTGTTTTGAATGTTTATATGGACTGTTTGCTATTGTTGCTTTTTGCTTTGTTATAGATTCTGCTGTTCTTTTACCTTGGCTCACTCCTTTTTTCTTGTCTGATATTTTACCTCCCCAAGTACATTTTCTTCCTTTTATTGCTTGTACAAAAAATTCTCTTCCCGTTTCATAAGTTCTTGCTGATATTTTATAATCTCTTTTGTTATTTTTACTTCCTAATTGATTACACATTCCCCAAAAAGCATATGCTATTTGTTTATTTGTAGGGTGTATAAAAACTAATAGTTGGTGACAGATAAAATGCTCTCTTGCTTTTAATCGTACAAGGTTCTCTTTTTGATTAGAACCTCCCATACATTTTGGAACAATATGATGCCTCTCGCTATATCCTTGCAATTCTCTATTTCTTGCTCGATCAATTATTTGGTCATAAATTCTTTGATAATTCATAATAAAAAAAGCTATGGCTTTCGAGGTCGTAGTCTCTACTTGCCTATAGCTTTAGTTAATGTTTTTACTTATATTTGTAGCTACGACTCTACATATATAAATAGCAACTTTTTATAAAAAACTCTACTCAGACTTAACAGTATTAGCTGCTACTCTTACTTCATGCCACTGTACTCTTCCTTCTTCAATTGCTAATTTTATATTTTTTTGTTTTTGAGATAAAAACGATTTACCACTTTTTACCTCTATAAAATGTACGTTACAAGCACTTTTGCTATCTGTATCTGTAAATCCTACATAATCGATAGGTTTTCCTAAAAAATTTACATCCTCAGGTGGAATTGGGAATGTGTCGATAAAGGGTACAAAATTTTCAACCGTAAAGCCCCAATTCACTGCTGATGATTTAAACTTAGAGTTTTTATGTATTTTTGCTTTCTCTATTATATGAGAAGCATCTTTTTCCTCTAGTTCAAGTTTTAGCTTAGTAATTTCCTCTTTAAAGTGATTTCCTTGTATGACTAGTACTATTGATAGTATAGTACATACTCCTATTAAAATAGTTATTATCATGTTTTTAGTTTTTATCCATCACAGCATCAACCATCGCAGCTCAAACAGCTTTCAGAAGTTCTACTTCCAATATCCCCCCGAATTACGCTATCAGTTCTTAAATAATATAACGTTTTTAATCCAAGTTTCCAAGCTGTCTGGTGAACTAGGTTTATGAATTTAGGACTATCTCCTGGATCGAATGCTAAATTCAATGATTGTGCTTGATCTATATACTTTCCTCTAATTGCTGCTTGTTCTACTAAGCCTAGTTGATTTATTTCTGCAAATGTTAAAAATACTTCTTTATCTTCAACTGGCATTACATCTTCTGGTAGATTTGCAATTGATCCTCTATCCTTAAGAATTTGTTGCCATACTTCTTCTGAATTATGTCCTTTCTCTTCTAAGTATTTTTCTAAGATTGGATTCTTTCTAATAAAAGTTCCTTTAGATGAATTAAAAGTATATACATTGGCCGGAATTGGTTCAATACCTGCTGACACTCCTCCTGAGATTGTTGAATTAGAAACTGTAGGAGCAATAGCAATTAAATGTGTATTTCTCATTCCTGTTCCTTTACACCAAACCGGCTCTCCATATTCTTCAGCTAATTTTCTAGAAGCATCTTCTGCTTGATTTTTAATCTGTGAGAAGATCTTATTTGTCCAAGAAGTTGATGCAATTGAATTAAATGGAATTCCTTTTTGCTGTAGGAATGAATGCCATCCTAAAACTCCCAATCCTAATGCTCTTCCTTTCTTAGCAGAACGGTGTGCTCTAATTAAAGAATCTTTACCATTTGTTTTAACTAAGAATTCTTCTAATACTCCATCTAAGAAATAAATTGCTGTCTCAACTAAATCAGTATCTTTCCATTCGTCGTATTTTGTTAAATTCAAAGAAGATAAACAACATACAAATGAATGCTCTTCGTCAGTATGTAAGGCAATCTCTGAACAGATGTTTGTCATTGTAACATCTAGGTTATTCTTAACATATGCTGGAGGATTTGCATTATTAACATTATCCTTAAACATAATGTAAGGTTCTCCTGTTTCAACTCTTGATTTTAAAATCTCAACCCATAACTCCATTGCTTCAGGATCTCTATGCTCCAGTCTTTGCATAAATTTATCATCAACAGAAACACATTGATGTAAATTCAAACACTGACGGTTTGGATCTCCTTTTGGTCTTCTAATTTGTAAAAACTCTTTTATATCTGGGTGATTGATATCTAGGTTTACAGAAGCCGCTCCTCTTCTTACTGCTCCTTGATTTGTAGCAATAATTGTTGAATCATAAATTTTAGCCCAAGGTACAATTCCTTCTGACTGTCCTGTTTCTCCATTTCCTATTTTAGCTCCTCTTCCTCTAACTCTTCCTAATCCTATTCCTACTCCTCCTCCTAGAGATGTTAATCTCATTAATTCAGCGTTTGTAAGACCAATTCCTCTGATTGAGTCAGGAGTATCTATTCCGAAACAAGAAATAGGTAAGCCACGATCTGTTCCTGTGTTTGATAATACCGGAGAGGCTAGATTCAACCAACCCTTCCACATGTATTTGTAAAATTTGTTTGCTAGATCTGGACGATCTAATCTCTTTGCTACTGCGTCTGCAACTCTTCTATAAGCTTTCTTTGGTGTTTCATCAGGAAGTAAATATCCTTTTGAAATCGTTGCTAAAGAAATCTCATTCATCCAAGAAGGGTAGTCCTTCTCTGGCTCCCATTTACTGTAATCTATGTTCATTTAGTTTGGTTTTTGTTGTTTCCGTAATTTATATTTTCTTCGTATGTAATTAAACATCCTTTTAATTTTCCTCCTTTTACTGGTATTCTTGTATTCCTATTTCTCTTTAGGGTTCCTTCATCATAGACTTTTAGTGCTTCTTTTAAGTTATCAAATATTTCTTGACTTGTGTCTGGATGTATTATTATATACTTTCCTTTTGATTTGCCGTAGTTACCTGCTAATTCCCCTGGTCTTTTTGTTCCAAAATTACCATTTGATTCACCTACTCTTGCATATTTTTCCCTTCTTCCCTCTGTTCCTAACTCATCTAAGGTACGTTTCTGTGATTGTTTGCGTTTCTCAATAGCCTCTGGTGTATGTTGTCCTCCTGTATTGTTTAGTGTTCTTATTCTCTCAAGTCCTTGTTTAGAGTGATAATTTCCTTCATACCTCTGTCTTTTGGTTTCTAAAGCTTTTTCTATATTTCCAGGAATATGCATTGGATTCTGAGTTTTCATTACCTGTCTTCTATCTTCAGTAGTGTATTTTTCAAATGCAAGCAATATTCTTAACCTCTCACCTTCCTTTGTCTTTCCCGATATCATAAGCCATGCTACCTTATCTTGTAGTTTTCCCAACCACTTGTACCGTAGCCAATGGGCTGTTGCGTGATCCTTAATAGATAGTCTTATTAAATTACTCTCATCATCGCTACCTCCTTCGTATCTCGGCACAATATGATGTCGATGTGTAACTTCTTCTAGCTTATCTGTTTTTCTTTCTAATAAGAACTTTTTATAAATTTCTTGCCAATCTATCATAGTATTTATTTATAATAAATAGGCAAGAAAAAGATTTTTTTACTATTCGAGTATCATTAGAAAACGCTAGCTGTATCCCAATCCATATGGCCCTTGCTGTAAGAAGTAACCCTGACTGCGAAGAAATCTGAATGCATTTTCCCTCCTGTCAAACTATCAAACCATAGCATTTGTTTTAGAGCTCCTTTATCAATTTGCTCTGAAGGGATTAAAGGTTTTAATCCTAAGTCTCCCATTTTTGTATTAACTCTGTGTTTGATAAAATTCTTTAACTCATCTTTAGTTAAATTCTCTAAATCTCCCATTTCAAATACTCTGTCAATAAAGTTAAATTCTAACTCTAAAGCAAGTCTAGCAGCATCTTCAATATCTTTAATAAGTCTTTCTGTTTTTAGTTCAGGATATTCTTTCATTAACTGTTTGAATAACCAACATCCTGCATCTGAATGTAGTGATTCATCTCTTACAGACCATTCAACTATTTGACCTACTCCTTTTAATTTGTTTCTCATTTTAAAAGAAAGAAGAACTGCAAATGATGAGAATAGATTTACTCCCTCAGTAAATGCTGAGAATATTGCCAGAGATCTAGCTACTTCATGCCAGTCTGTTTCTCCAGAGTTTCCATCACGAACATCCATTAGAGCTTGAATTTTATCTGCAGTTGACTCATCTTCTAGGAATTCTGCAAAATTATCCAATCCTAATTGCTCGTTTAATAAAGAATACGCTTCTGCGTGGATTGTTTCAAAGGCTCCGAATGTGGTAGCCATCATAATAATTTCTGGTTTTCTAAACCATTTTGTGACAAGAGATGTCCAGTAATCGTTTACAACTGTTTCTGTTTGTGCAAAACCTTTTAGGATACCCCCTATAACATTTTTTTCGTGATCTTTTAAATTTGAGTTCCAATCTGATACGTCTTGTGACATCGGAACTTCTGTATGTAACCAGTGAGCTTGGTGGGCTTTTAGCCAGTATTCATATGCTTTTGCATATTCAAAAGGCTTATAAACTACGCGTTCGTCTTTTAGACTCATATCGCTTTTTCTTAATTAAGGGTTATACAAAAATTTTACAAATGTAGAAATAAATAGCTTATATATTATGCTTTTGAACTCTCTAATTCGAAGAATTTATTGGCAATTTCTTTATAGTTTCCTTTAGGTGCATTCTCATCTAAATCCAAAGACATCTTACCTAAAATCTCTATATGTCCGTTATTTGTATCTACTTTAGCATCGTATGTCATTCCGTCCATTCCATATCGATTTTTCATTACGTGAATTCTTCCTGTACCTAATACTTTATCTTCTTTCTTTCTTGATAGAGATAAACAAATATCTGCTACCATCATCTTATCGTACGAACCAGCTGCTTTATCTCCTTCAATAACATCATCCTTTGCCCCCATTCTATTTACTTGAGAAGGTGTTAGAACTGGTATTTTTAATTCCTTAGCTAATCCTTTTGTTGCAATAAACACATCATCAATTTCATCTTTTCTTTCTGAGAATTTTCCTTTTGAAGGTGCTTTTAAATAATCTACATAGTCAATAACGATTAAATCTGGTTTGTGATCCATGTCAATACATTTTTGAATATGTGATTTAATTGTATTAATTGAAGCTCCTTTTGGAGGATACTCTCTGATGATAAGCTTTCCAGGTAAATTATTTACAATCTTCTCAACTTCTTTTCTATGCTTGTTTACTTCTTCAATTCCGTATCCTGTAAAATAACAGTCAAATCTTTTTCCTACATAATCCTCTCCAAGCTCTAAGGTATAATAATTAACATTAAATCCTAATTGTACTGCATGTGCTGCTGCAGCAACCATTGTCCAGGATTTACCTCCTCCTGGATTACCAAATACAATTACTAAATCTCCAGGTCCCCATCCTCCTTGAATTCCTTCGTTTAATATTGGCCAAGGTGTAGGGATGGTTGGTCTATAATCTTGTCTATATCTGCTTTCAATATCTTTATTGTATTCATGGCCTATATTCTTATCCATCCCAGCTCTCATGGCTCTTTCAATCATATTTCGAATTCCGTCGAAATCTCCTTGATTTAATAAATCAGCTGAATTTAATAATGCTGATTTTAGTTCTTGATTCTTAGCAAAGGTTGTAAATTCTTCTTGAACATATACTAAGTCTTCTTGAGTAGATTCGTAACATCCTCTTAACTCTGCTTTTACAGCTGTTTGTAGAATATCATTCTCTACTTTTGCTAATTCAATTCTCAATGTTTCCATTGAAATTGTCGTATGGTATTTATCAAAGTACTTTACAATACTTTCCAATATCCACTTATGTGCATCCGAGTCTAAGTATTCGGTCCTTAGAAGATCTCGTGTGTTCAATAAAAATTTCTTATCTGTTAGTAATGCTCCTAAAACTTTTAGTTGAAAGGCTTTTCCGTACTGTGATAATTTTGCTAGGCTTGTCATATAACTAATTAATTAAAACTTATTTTTGGTAGGTTGTTAAAGGTCTAAAAATCTCCAACCAACCCTCTACATTTTTATTCAGTGCTTCTATTTGATCCATCTCAAGCATATGGAGGAAAGGGCCTGATTGAAGACTTGGTACTCCTTGGGATAGCTTGTGTCTTATAATCTCAATTTCTTCTTCCGATACTCTAGGTTCTAGAAGATTCATCATTTCATAGTTCAGCTTAACTCTCTCCCAATTATATATAATATTAGCGAAAATTTTTTTAGTTTGCAACTTTTCTTCACAAATATTATAAACATTTTCCAAAGAAAATTCTGGATTGTTTTGAATCTCAGGAAACTCTTTCAATACTGTCTTCTCTCCTAATCCTTTCACACCTGACAGGTTATCTGAATTATCTCCTAGAAGTGCTTTCAGTATTAAATAATTCTCAGGAATCATACCTACTTTTTCTATTACCTGTTTTATTCCGTATGTTTTTTTCTCAATAGGAGAATATACTTCAATATTGTCGGTAATAATTTGTAAGAAGTCTTTATCCGAAGAAACTATTGTTACTTTTTTGTTTGCTTTATCAAATTGCTGGGCTAGATATGAAATAACATCATCTGCTTCTACTTTATCGATAGAGATTAAAGATAGAGGTAAACATTGTAAATATTCAACTAGTCTATGCATTTGCATAGTCATAGAAGCATATTCATCTTCTTTATTATCAAACAATTCCCAATTGGTAATTCTCTTAATATTACGATTGGCTTTGTAGTCTGAGTTCATACTCTTCCTATTTGTGGAAGATCCCTGTCCATCAAATACACAAATAACTCTTGTAGGTTCAATCGTACGTACTAAGAATCCTAATGATCTCAAGAAACCAACAAGACCACCGGTGTGATGGCCTTGGGGATTCATTGATTGTAGCATTGCAAAACTCCTTATAAAGGTATTCATGCTATCTACAATTAAAACATGGTCATTAAGCTTTCTCTCTGGTTTTTGTTCGATGTTATTTAGTATATCTAAATAATTACTCATCGTTTAATCCTATATCTCTAATATCTTCTCCTACTTCTGCTTCTACTGCTACTTCAAAGTCTGTTGATCCTAAAATACCTGACCAAGTTCCTTTGTATTGATCCTTATAAGCATCAATGGATTTTTTCTCGTCTTCGATGAAACCATGCTGGGTCATTACAATTGCTCCTCTGGATTGAATACCGTTGATGTGATTCTTCTCAACCTGTACTTTAGTCTTTTTAGCAAACTCATACTCCTTACCTTTTGCAATTGCTTTGATTTTAGAAGTACCTGAATTTGTAATATTACCAAAAGTAACAATTAAGGTTGCATCATACCACATTGCCATACCGCCCTTATTCTGAAGCTTTGGTTGTCCCATTGGATGTTCAGGTTTCATAGTCCATACTTTGTTAATTGCAACTAAAGTATTTGTATACTTACTTCCTTCTTTTCTTGATAATAAGATCTTTTGATTTAAGTTATTACCAAATTGTGTGGACATTGCTCCAGCATTCCATTCGTTATTATTCTTATTTGATCTAACAGATAAGTCACATGGAACAGATCCTACTGAGTCCCAGAAGAAACATAAGTCATAAGGAAGATTTCCTTTCTTTTGTTCGTCAATTAAGTCTAAAATATATGCTGCTACATCTTCAATAGTATTTAAGCTTCCTCTATCGGCATATAAAAAGAATCCTTCATAGTCAGTAATCTCTCCTGTCTCTTGGTCTATTACTTCATTCACCTCAAGTCCCATAGTCTGAGCATGTGGCCATGACCATTTCATCTCAGTAATGATGAATACCGGTAGAATGCCTCTTTTTTGTGCAGAGACAGCAGCTTCAAGTAATAATGTTGTTTTTCCTGTATCGGAATGACCTCTTAAAAGAGTAATATGTCCGGTTGGAATACCTGGAAGAGATACAATGTCTTGAAAAGCTTTAGAAACTGGAATCCAGTCTTGGGTTTTGAACTTCACAGATTGTGAGCTAAACCCCTTATTCTTTTTAAATTTTTCTAAACTAAAACCGCTTTTGATTATCTCTCCTGCGGTTTCAGCTGTACTTTTTTTCTTTAGTGCCATTTACTATTCGTTAAATAAGTCATCAAATTTACTTACACTGTTCTGTTTCCCTACTGTAGCAGTTTCTAAAGAATATGCTTTGTCTTCCATAATACCTGTACCTGGTATTGGAGATGGAGTAGTAACTGCCGGTTCTGAAGGTTCTGTAGGCTCTGCTGGTGCTTGAGTTGTTTCCTCTCCTGGGTTTAAATAACTTTGTAATTGTTTTTTGATGAACTCATAATCGTATTCTGTAAACGCTTCTAAAGCATTTGGTTGTTCTTTTAACCATAACTCAACTTTTGCATTATCTTCTGATAAAGGTGTTTGTTTTGGTTTAATACGTACTGTAGTAGCTGGATATTGTCCTGCTCCTGCAGCTGGTGTTTGTTCAACAACCATATCCCATCCGTTCATTACATCTGTATAATCTCCTACATCTTCATCTTCTGCTAAAGCAAGTAATGCTTTGTATATAGTTGTTCCAAATCCCCATAAACGAACTCCTTTTTCTTCCTCTCCTCTAACAATTACAGGAGCAAAGATACGAGTTTTTGGAGATAATTTTCCTGATAAAGACCAATTATCTTTATCTGAAGTCTTTCTCAACTCTTTTACAAAATCTTCGATTGGATCTTGTTTACCAAAATTTGATAAAGCAAGCATAGGATACTTCCCTACTCCGTAATGGAATTTAAGTTCTTTGAAAGGGAAGGAAGGTTCGTGTACTGACGGAACAATTCTTACTGTATGTTTTCCGTTTGTTGGTTTCCAGAAAATTTTCTCGTAATCTACTTTTTCTTTTTCCGAATTACCGTTGTTGTTTAAAGCTGCAAGCTTGGCCTTAATAGCATCAATGTTCATAAATATAACTTTTTAAATTAAAACTCTTATTTTATAATATAAGAAAAAAGTTGCAATGATGCAACTATAATTCTATAATCTTATACAATTTTGTATTTACTCTTTTTAGTTCTGGTCCTTTTGTTAATAGAATACAGTTCTGATAATCTATCCAATTAACTTTATAATTAGTATCCAGTACTCCTCCATTTAAAGATTCAATTAATCTATTAAGAGAGTTGATTGTATATAGAGTGTTTGATTCTTTCTTTCTGTGAACAAGAATAGTGTTTGGTAAGAAATTAGAAATGTTTCCAAAATCTACATTATATGTACAGATATATTCATCTTGACTCTTTGAGTAAAGTATAAATATTTTATTATAAATGATTTTATATTTTGTGCGTACAGTACTTAATACTTCTTCTAAATTTTCTTCAGTAGAAAAGGTACAAAATAGCTTATTACTCATATCTCCTAGTGTGTAAAGTGATTCGATATCGAAATCGAATTTTATCGGCATTAATTCATTGTGTATCATCTATAAATATGATTTTATTTTATAAAACTAAATTTTTATTTAATATATGTAAATTTTACCGAGTTTACAACTCTTTATTTTTGCAATTTTCAAAATGCCATCTAGTCATTTGGGAATTTCCTCCAATTTGCTTACAGTGTGGACATTCTACTCTCTCTTTAGGTTTTTTCATTTTCTGGATAGTTGCTTCTGAGTGGTGTGTTCCTTCTCTGAAGTTTCCTACCCTTGCTTTGCTAATATTGTTTCGCCACTCTTCAGGTAAAGGACCTTTCCTAATTCCTGTCATTTTCAGTCTTTTATTTTCTTTAAGCTCTCTGGCTTTTTCAATTCCATGGATTTCTTCATAGGTTTTTCCTTTTACATGTGCTGTTCGTTTTGCAATATGTTCTGCTGTTTGTGGACCTCTTTTTTGACCTGTTCTTGTTTCTGTCATCTTTTGTTTAGATGCTTCTGAGTGTTTTCCTGATTTATCTGTTGTTCTTGTTAATTTACAATTCAGTCCACCTTCTCCTAATACTTGGTAATAATCTTGCCAATATCTTTCTTTTGTATTCAGTTCTTCAATATTACATTCTTCTATCACTTCAAATATATGCTCAGAAATACCGTGCTTTAGCAGTGAACGGTACAATCTAACTTGATTTTCACAGTTAAGAGCTTTATAACAACTCCACCTCTTTTCTATTAGAGTACTTTGTCCTATATATATTTTACCTTTTGGATTTGTGATTTTATAAATTCCTATCATAATAAAAAAAGCTTAGGCTTTCAGGGTAGAGGTCCTTACTCGCCATAAGCTTTAATTGGTGTTTTAGTTATATCTGTAGCCTCTACTCTACATATATAAATAGCAACTTTTTGTAGAAAACCCTTAAAAATCTAATGATCTTGCGTACTCTACCTTTGTCGGATACCTTCCTTCCGATTCCATTATTCTTTGAATTTCTTCCAACGTCTCTTTTCCATCTTCTTTGCTAAAGTCGAATATTATTGCATCGTATACATATAGGGCTATTCTGGTTTTCTTTCCTTCAAGATACTTTAATAATTCTTTTAGTATTAAAATATTTCTACTTGTCTCTAAACTTTGCATAAGGTAGTTTAGTAGCTTCTGTGGATGCATTTCTGGCAGTTCTTGTGTAAACCTCTTACCTGATATTGGATCCTGTACATATCCCTGTTCTTTAAATTGCTTCCACAGTAATGATGTATACCTTTCCATCTTTTCAAAAACCTCTAAAAAAGCATACTCAGGCGGAATCTTTCCATAAATTGCATGAAAGTTAATTTGTTTTGCTTTTGCATAATCTTCTTCAGCTATTTCATCTTTACCAAAATAAAGTCTAGCCAATTGCGCATGTGCTGATTCATTTGTTAAGTTATACCCTATTTGTTCACATAATAACCTAAGATGATAACCGTCATAATCGTATGCTACAAAATAATCATTCTGAGGAATAATTGTTTTTCTAAATTCAGGTGCTTTTGGAATGGCTGCAAAATTTACAGAATTAAAAGCATTTGTTGGACGAGATGTATTATTATTAAGATTATAAGAAGTATAAATAATACTGTCTTGAATACTAAAAACTGGATTGTTTGGTTTGAATAATTCAAGGAAGGATTGATAAGTAATTCTCAATCCTGCTCTCTCAATCATAAAGAAAACGGTTGTTGCAGTTTTATTATAAAAATTAAATCCTTCCGGTATTTCATATTCCAATATACAATCTAAATGCTTGTAATTATCCTCACATTTTTCATACAGCTTTACAATTGGAATAATTGCATTCAAGTCTTTATATTCAGACATTCTATTATAGAACCAATTATATGTAGAATTTGTTTTAGGAAGATCCTTTCTATCAAAATTGGTCATTGTATTTAGTAATGAAATATCTATAACTCCCGGTAATACAAAGTGGTAGAGTAATTGTTTTTTGTCATAGGTATAAAGTGTTTCAAATTGCTTTAACAGTTCATAGACACGGTCCTTATCTACATTTAATCCTTCTGTATGATTTATAGGAATAATAAATCCTTCAATACAATCTAAAGGTCTTATGTAAACTGCAACGGTATAGGTAAGAATGGGGTGGTAGTTATCATTCGAGGAAATTACTTCAACATAAGCTCCTTGATTTGCATAACCTTTCAATCGATCAATTTGATCTTGTGATTCAACTATATAAAACATTTAATAAAAACCTTTTTATTTAATATAAGAAAAAAGGCTTACCGAAGCAAGCCTTATTTTACTTTCTTTGATCAAAATTTGCCTTTCGAGAATTTTCTAATTCTATGATTGGATCTTCAACTCTTACTGTATCTGAATATAACTGGTTTTGTTTAGGATCAACCGGTTCTTCTACCAATAGCGAATAGTCTGTTACAAAAGTAGAAATTCCTGGCATCTGAGTTTCTAATGCTTGTATTGTCTTTTTATTCTTTGAAGCTGCTCCTTCAAAAGGATATCCATTTATTATTTTATTCTCAGCCGGTCCTTTTATAATCCAGTCTGCTGTTGCAAATCTCTGATTAGGTATTTGATCCTGTGCTTGTAAGTATGTGCTTTTGTCTGTTTCTGTTATCTTATTATTATTTTTATCTTGAACAAAATACCTTGTAGTAAATCCATTATCTTTATCTACCGAAGATGCACTTGGTTTAAAAAATCCTTTTGACAAGGCTATTAATAAAGGAAATAAACTTGCTACTGCACCTTTATTTACAATTCCTTCACTTTTAATTTTTTCAATTTCATCTCCTGCTTGTTGCGGGGATTTTCCTGCGTAGAATCTATCTCTATATGTTTCAATATAGTACCCTGTATAGTCCTGTTGAGTATTTTTATTTACAAATTCTCCCCCTGGTGTGTATTTTGGTTCTGTATATTTACTTTTAGGTATATATCTTTTAAATCTTACATTCTTAGTAACCGGGGTAGGTGCAGGCGGAGGCGGTTCTGGTTGTGTTATTGGTTGCTGTGGTTGTTGTTTCTTATAAAAATTTTGATTTCCTTTATCTAATATCCCAAAAGCATCTGCTGCAAATAATGCATCTGTTTCAGCTTGAGATACTGTAAATGCTTTTAAGCTATAAAGATCTTCTCGTATAAAATTACCATCACCATAAGTACTGACTATTATGGTGTCTAGATTTACTGCTGATTTTATTGTAAATGTCGATACGGTTATATCTGCCATTATGATAAATACTCTTTAGGTTTTGTAATTCTTGTTACTTTTGGGTAATTTTTTTGCAAACTTGCTACTACACTTCCAATATACCCTTCTGTATTATTTTCATTAGGTGGTGCATAAGTGTACATAAACTGCTCTATGGTAGGAGGAGTTCCTTGTTTATACTTCTTATTAGCTGGTAATAATTTTTGATTACCTTCTGTAACTGGCATATCTCCTCTACTCCATTTTTTTATTTTCTTTTCTACTAATGCTTTTGCTCCTAATTCAGCAGTAGTAAATCTAGCAAATCTTTCTCCTTCTGGAAGAGTTACGCCTGGATCTATTGCTTTTAACGATTTACTATAATCTAGATTACCCGGGTTATTGTTTCTATAAGATCTTGACCCTCTTCCTCCGTTAGCATTTGGTAACCATCCTTCTTTTGTTCCGATTACAAGTGCAAATTCGTATTCAAAAGTACCTGGTTTATAGCCTGCTTTTTCTAATACTGTTTTAAGTAGAGGACTTCCTTTAATTGGTGCAGAAGATCCTATACCTTGTCTTTCTGTTGTAGAAGTTCCATCTGCAGCCTGCCCTTGATCAAATTCAGGATTTGTTGTTAATTTATCTCCTGGTTTTAGTACTATTGTCTGTGCTTTTAACTGGGTTGTCCATCTATTACCTCCGATGGTGTGATCTACTCCTGTTACAATAAATCCTAAAACTTCGTCATACTTACCTGGCATTATTCCTTTATTAATCCTAAAGGCTTGTCCTATTTTTATACCTGATATTCCTTCCATGTCTATACTTACTTCAAAAGGAACTATTCCTGCAGGACCGGCTTTAGCACTTGATGCTGCTGATTCCTCTGTGTAGGTCTGTATATAGGTTCTAGTAAAATCTGCATATTCTACTTTTGCTTTTTCAAATTTAACTGGATCGTAGGTATGGTTGTAAAATTCCTTTAATGCTGCAAATACATTATTATACCTTTGGGATTGTTGCTTTTTTCTCTCTTCTTCTACACTCTCTTTTTTAGAAGTATCCTGTGTTTGATTAATAAATTTATTTCCCAGTATTCTGTCGGTTAATCCTTCGTTCCATCTAAATAAAGCTTCTGCTTCCACTCCAACATCAGATCCATTATTTTGAGCAGAAATAGCTACCATTGTACTTAAAGCAGGAGATAATTTTGTTGTAAAGTCAAAATTCGATACTGTGGATCTTAGTCCTGTTATATTTAACATAGGAGTTTCTTCCTCTGATTCTGCTGCTCTAACTTTTCTATCTACAATGTAGTAGGTAAGTGTACTTTCCTCGTAATGTAGAGCTAGGTCATTATAGTCTCCCCCTATTACACTATTAATTTTTTTTAAAATTGGATCAAATAAATTTATTAAAGTTCTTTTTTCTTTCTCTGGATTAGCTACCAAAGTAGCTACTACTTCTCCTAATACGTTTATATTAACCCATATATTTAATATTTCATCAGAAGCTGTTTCGTTTAATGTTTCTCTTAAGTTCTGTATAATAGTCGGATATAACTGTCCAGATGCCCATTTTTTTGTAGAGGGTGATATTAGTAAACAAACTCCTGGATCGCTCGATACATGAAAGTCGTATGTTCTATACCTGCAAAGAGGTATGTCTGAATCCTCTCCTATTTTAGCTATTTTTGTATTTATTTTTATTACAGGATTTTTACTTTTTTCATCTTTTGGCAAAATTGTATTAACAAGTGCACAAAAACTATCTAACTTCATATATACAAATTTCTTTGCATCTCCTGTTTTTACATTGGACTTATCATCTACTGGGACTTTAGTTGTAACTGGCGTACTTGCAATATTTATTCCTGATACTCCGTTAATTCTTGTATAAGTATCTGTAAAAGATTTGTATTTATCTTTTAATGTACTCCATACGTTACCTATCCCCGATTCATTTGATGTTTTTATAATTGTGTTAAAAACTTCTTCTAACATAGTAGGTTTTAATTCCTCGTTTGGAGATACTTTACTGTCTGAGAATGTGCTTGATCCTACATCGACTGTTAAAGATTCTATGATTTCTCCTATAGATATTAAGGTTGTTGTACAGTCGTACCCTCCATCTTGTCTGTATTTCCAGGAAAAGTTTTTAATAAATCCAAAAATTCCATCGTAGTTGTACCCGGAAGATGCTTTTAATTTGTCTATTTCTTTATATAGATTTTCTTTTGTTGTACCTTCTGTAAACATTGAAGATACTGTATTTGGTGTTGTTATAAAATTGTCAATATCTTTATAATAAACACTATGTCCCCATTCTAGTAAAGCTGAAAATCCTGGTCTCATATAGAGAAGTTCTAATTCTTGTAATTGAGAAACATCCCAGCAGTTAAATGTTATTGTAGCTTCTTTTAATACCCCAAATCTATTAATAGCACGTATCTGTACTCCAGTAATACCCGGCATAGGTCTAAATCCTAATCCTTCTCCTGTAAAATTACTATAGGTATTATCTCCAAATCTTCCTTTTGTTCCTGCAATGAATACGTACTTGTTTGCTAAAGTGCTTGTACCTCCTGCATTTACAGAAGAGGTTAATTTTACCCACCCTATCTTACTATTAAGATATTGTATATTTTGATCAGTTCTATCTTGTTTTTTTGAATAGACAGTACTTCTCAAATTTAATTGATTTAATACTTCCTTATCGAAAGGTCCTCCTATAACTTTACTACTTGGCATTTATTTATCTATTAAGATTTACGAAGTTGTTTATTGCTGTAGCTTTATCGGCAGGTATTCTAATCTGAACACCTGGTTGTACAATTAAAGAGGCTCTTTCTGAATTATTTGCAGATGCAATAATCCACCATAAAGAACTGTCTTGATAGAACTGTTGTGCTAATCTATCATACCTATCTCCTGCTGTTGTAATTATATAGAAATCTTCCGAGGTAGGTGGTATTTCTGGGTATAGAACTGTTCTCCTATACTGTTTTCCTGTGGGTGATTTTGTTAAAGGTACTGTATCGTATCTTTTCATTATATAAAGCTATTAGTTCCGTTTGTACCTGCTGTAATATATTTCTTAAGACCTGTTTCAGGTGTAAATGTATGTATTGGTGTAAAGTCTATACTACAATCCATTACCATTGGAAGTTCTTGCATTGTAGTATCTCCTATTCCTTCTGGTTCTGTCATTGCTATCTCCCAAGGGTAGTCTGCATTCCAATTATAAGTTACACTATTCATCACTCCTGGTAATTCATACACATAATCCCCTACTGTCATCTTAACAATAGTTCCTCTCATAAACTGTCCATTATCTGTATATGTTGGAGCTGTTGAAGATGCTAGGTATACCATTTTTTGATATATAGGCTTCATCTCAGATCTTGTAGCAGCAGCTATTTTAAAAGATAAGTTAATTTTTCTTTGAAAGCCACCATAAACTTGAAAATCTTCTGCTCTACCTAAGTATTTAGTTGGATTCCACTGTCCTGTGTAATTATCTGAGAAGTTGTCAAGAAAAGCTCTAAAGTATAAAATTCTTGTTTCATCAGGAGTTACTATGTGAAATCTAAATTTTACAATATCTCTTCCTTCTGTTTCTCCATCTACTTTTTGTGTAACAGGAAGTAGCATGTTTATTTTATCAAGCTCTGTACCGTTACTTCCTGTAACCCAGTATTGATTTTTACTTTTAGCTTCATCCCTTCTTCCTCCTTGGTCTCCTAAAAGAATTCTATTTTCCTTTCTTATATCAAAGTTTTTACTAAATCTTTTTTTCTGTTCTGTAGTATATGTATTATCCGGTGTGTATTCTGTTGCAGGTTCTGTAAAAAGTCCATCAGGCCCTATGTAAGAGCCTGTTGCTGTCTGGTGATTTACACTTCCCTGGATAGGAGAAGTTATTAATACCGGGTTTGCTTGTCCTTCTGGTGTCTTAGCTTGGGAGTAACTTGAACTTTCTGAATATGTTGTGAAACTGTCTACTGGTTGAGTTACGTCTCCTGTTGGGAAGTTTGATTGTACTGTTCCTTCTATTTTTTCTCCCCTTAATGCAAGCGGTGCTCCTTCTACTCCTCCTGCACCAAAGAATTGAGCAAAAGCAGATCTATTATCATCTCCTGATGGTTGTAAATAAGTATCTGTTCTAAATCCGTATACAAAATGTGTACCTGTTCCGTTTACAGGAACTTGGGCAAGGGTTGATCCTACAATCTTAGCTGTACCTATTACTGTGTTTTTTACAATACTTAAAGCCTCTCTTCCTAGAGCTTTTGCTCCTTTAGAACTTGCTTTTTGTAATTTCTCAACAGTATCTGTTTGCTGTAGTAAGGCTTGGTTTCCTATGAATTTTAATCCAGGACGGTCAACAAGCATTTGGGCGATTCTAGATACATCATCTACACGCTTTAATATTTGCATTCCCGTCTGGTTATTTGTCGGAGGATTGTTTATGTCCTTCGTAACATAGGGTTTATCGTTTCCGTAACGAAGACTCTTTAAGTCCGTTCGGAGATCTATAAGTCTTACTCCTGCCATATAAGTTTATTTATTATCCTGGAGGGTTGTCTAAATATTTTGGAGGTGTTGCTCCATCTAAATCCAATTCTGATGGTGCTGGAAATCCTCCTGTTAATACTGGATTGTTATTAATTGAGGATTGATAATGTAAAGTAGAATTCCTGTTTGCACTTGGTATTTGTGAAGGTGTTACTCCATCCAATCCTAAATTACTTGTTGGTAATAAGTCTAATAGTCCCATATTATTTGTTTTTATTATAAATAGCTTATCCTACTGAATGTAGGTTTAAACCAATTGATTCGTTTAATTTGTTTGGTCCGATGTAGATATTCTGACCTTGTTTTACTGCTTGTATTAGTTCATCCATTTTTGCGTAGAATTCTCTCAAAGGCACTACAGCTTCTGGACCTGCTTCTCCTACAAGTGCTTTAGTTGGTCCTGTTACGATTCCTCCTTTTGCCATTGGTAGTAGACCTGTCACTGTATCTGCAAGATTAATATCAAGGGTATTAATCTCACTTCCTTCTGGAAGTATTTTGTTGATTCCCTTTATTACTGCGTTTAAAGTTCCTTGTACGATATCTACTAAAAACTGAAAAGGTCTAAGAATAAATCCTATAACTCCTTTTGCAATTTTAGCTAGTCCTTCTCCGAAGTTTCCTTGAAAAATATCTACAAAACCTCCTACTATATCTATTGCAGATTTTATTCCCTGTACGACAAAACTAATTGCTGCTTTAAGAGGAACAAATACTACGGTGAGTAAGGTTCCTAATACTTTTCCTATCCCTGAGAATACTTTGGACATATCGGTGCTTTTTCCAAAAATATCTTCCATTAATCCTTTAAGAGAGGTGAAAATTTCTTTAATAGGAGAAAACGCTTCTAATAATCCAGAAGATAACTCTTTAACTAAAGGTCCTACAACTTGCATTAAAGGTTTTACAATTCCCTCAAAAATGTCCTGTATGACATCTAAAACTGGCATTAGAGGCTCTATAAGTGATACAAATACTTCTTTAAGTCTTGTAACGATTGCTTCCATTCTTTGTTGTTGAGAAACTGACTGTAACTGTGATTGTAATGCTTTATCTTTAAATTTTGCATCTAATTCAGCTTGTGAAGCTCCTTCTTTTACTAACCTGTTATACTCTTCTTGAGCTGCTTCAACTGATCTAAATCCTGCAGATTTTACAGACTCTAAAGCTTTCTGTTGAGTTACCATATCTGCCAGTTCTTCCTTAGATATTCCCAATGTTTTTGCTACAGCTTCTTGAGCTAGTACGTTTTTTTGAAAGTCTGGGCCTGCTTCTTTTACCAGTCTGTTGACCTCTTCTCCTAATTTAACAGAATCTCCTGTAAGGGCAGCTGCTCTAGCTCTTTCTAGGTTAAGTTCTCTACCTGTTAACAACTCTGCTTCTAATTCACTTGAAATAGAATCTTCAAAATTTAATAGAGAATCTGCTGTCTTATTTAAGTCGTTAAGCTCTATTCCTAACTTTTTTGCTTCTAAAACTGCTTTTGTAAGCTTTTCTGGATTATTTCCTAATGTAAGACTTATAGCTTTAGAGGTTTTTCCTATACTTTCTTGAATCTGTTTAAAACTAAACCCTGTTTTATTTTGAGCATTATATGCAAGTACTGTTTTGTTTACTACATCTAAATTAGTTTTTAGAGATTTTCCGTTTACTAATCCCATCTTAGTAAAGGTTTCCATAGTCTCTGCTGATAATCCTAAACGTTCTTGAACAGATGTAAACTCCTCCACCATTTGCCCGCTAAATTGAACTGCTGTCCCAAACATACTATTCAATGTTCCTTGGGATTTTACTAGGTTTCCAGTATTTAGCATGATATCATTAGAAGCTGTAGCTACATCTGTCATACTGTTTACAAGTCCTAGTGCCGAACTGTAAGAAACTCCTAATTCTTTTGCAGTATCTCCTGCTGCTGAATCTACCAGTTTAAAAGCATCTATTAACTGATCCACAGCTATAACAATAAGAGAAAGAGGTCCTAAAGATTTTAGTAAATTTCCTCCTAAATTTTTTGCTAAATTTCCTGCTACTTTAAACTTATCTCCTAGCGTTGCAGCTTTATTACCTCCGTCTGTAAGAGACAGAGCATACTGTTTACTTTGCTGTACTGCATCATTTATTCCTAACCTTTCTGCTAGTCCTCCTGCTCCAAATTTACCTAGAATTCCTGAAAGTGCTTCTGCGCTACTTCCTGCAAGGCCAGATGCATTTTCTATAACTTCGACTTTTTGACGCTCTATATCTAGTAACTCTCTTTGAACCTTTAATGAATCCTGTGCTGCTTGATAGTCTTCTTCATTAAATTTTAATCCTTGAAGCTGTGCTAGGTTCTTTAATCTCTCTAAAGAAAGTCTTTTCTGTTCTAGGTTGTTTATCTGTTTGGTGATATCCGAGGATTTTATAAGTCCTTGGTTTATCTTAAAGGTATTATTTGCAGTATCGTCTGAGAATTTTGCTAATGTAGAGAAGGATCTTGCTAAATCTTTTCCTAATTTTTCTGTAACTTTAGCATCAACCCCGTCTACTGCATCTTGTATAGATTCTCTAATAGATTCGGAGATTTTTGAACCTATAGTAAGTAGTGTATCTTGTATATAGAGTCTAGCTTCGTCTATATTTTTTTTGTCTTTTGGATCTAATGCCATTTTTAATATTTTATAATAAATAGTAAAGGCATCATTTCTTAGATGCCTTTGCTATGTATGCCGGGGAATTTTCCGAATTCATTAACCTTTTTGCTTGTTCTAGATTATTTAGATCAACAGTGGTTTGTCCTTGTGGGGTATTATTTTGATTAGTAGCCTGTGCTTCTTTTTGTTGAAACTCTATCAGTAGATTATATGTAAGTCTCCTCATCCATATAGGCATATTATAGACTATATCAAATGTATACCCTCCTTTTCCGAAATAACAGATCTCTGTAATTATTCTGAAAAGATCTGCTCTGTATTTATAGGTCAGGCCAAAAAAAGTTAGCAGTTACCGGGATAGTGACACCCTCCTCTATGCCTGTTGAAGTGTTTATCTTAGCTTCCATAACTATATCTGGTTGAGTATTTGTTAAGTGTTCTCTAAATGCTCTAGAATCTCTAGCTAAAAATCTATTATCTACAAAATCTCTAATCACTTTTTTATCTTCTATACCATCAACTGCCTGTATTGCATATTTTAACCTAGTAGATAATTCAGTAGAAGAATCTTTATCTAATTTTTTTAATCCTTCTATTTCTGCCTGTATTAGTTTTTCGTCTTTATTTGTTAAAATCTTATAAGTAAGCTCTGCTCCTGTTGCAGGTAGCTTAAATTTAAACTCATTTTTACCAGGGGTTATAGTTTTTTCATCTATAAATCTTAGCGGACATTCTGTCAAGTCTACTACTACTTCTTCTCCTTTATACATAAAGTTATAGTCTTTCCCATACCCTAATATACGTGCTGCTACCAGTATAGCATTCTTATCTCCGAGTATTAAGTCGTCATAATCTACCTTAGATACAATTAAAGATTTTAATAGTTTATCAATTACTACTCCTTGTTTTATGTAGTTTTGATTGGTAAGTATATCTTCTTCTTTTGCAGTCATATACTTCATCTCGATTTTACCTGATCTTAAAGCAGAATCTTCTGGGTAAATTAATCCTTTTGAAGGAAGTTCTACTATTTCAGTAGGAAATTCAAATTTTTGTTCCATAAATTTTATTTGTTAATAACTAGTTCTATATATAAATATATGAAAAAAACTTTTTTAAAACAACAAAGCCTACTCTCCTCTATAGATTTTCCAACCTCTTACGAATTTGCCAGGGTTTTTAGATTCTACCAACCTCTTCTGCAGAGTTGTCCACTTTATTCCTGTAGCTTTTGATAGGGCTGGGTAGCTTGCTTCTGTAAACAGTTTTCCTGTTTCGAATTCAACAGTATAGGGACCTCCTGACCACTGTTTACTTCCTGTTAGTCGTTCAATTGTTTTTTTTGATAAAGAAGCTCTACCTTCTTCTGTCATGTCGGATTTCATTCCTTTAAATACTCTTGTGGAGTTGTTTGTATTGCCTTTTAGTGCAATTGCTATTTTTTCTTTATGTGAAATACTTTTTTCGCTTTTCCATAAATCTTGTAACAATCTTCTAGCTTCCCCATACTCCTCTTTTGTTAGCTTTCTCTTTCCATCATAGGAAATTCTGTGAAAAGCCCATAACATCTTCTTTCCGTAAATTGAATGTTCTTTCCAGTACTCTGCTAGTATTTTATGAACTGTAAAATGTTCTTCTGGTGTCAGTAATACTGTTGTTGATCTCTTTCCAAAACTTTGAGGAATAATATGATGTGCCTCATAATAGACTCCTTCATTCTTTTTTCTATTCTCTTGTAGAATTTGTCTAATTATTCTAAAATATTGTTCCATAAAAAATGCCTATTTACTTTATTATAAATAGGCATAAGTTTTAAAAAGTAATAGTTAATTACACGGTATCAATAATTTAGGACACAATAATCCATTGCTACTGAAATATTAATCTCCACTAATCCATCTGCTGATGTCCAGTCAAACTGTCCGAAGTCTCCGTTTGTTAAGAAAGCTCCTTTGATAATCCACTCTCCTACAATATCTCCAACAGGGCCTAAAATATTCAATGTTAAGTCTTTTTTGTAGAAATCTGAGTATCCAGCTCTACCAGTTACTGATTCGTATCCTAGACGAGCCCATTCCATTACTGCTTGAGCTCCTGAAGGTGTGATTGGTGAATAAAGTACCATGGACATATCTTGCCACTCTCTTTTTCCTCTTATCTTTCTGTAAGAGTTAATATGATCAAGTTTAATTGCGTTATCTTGGAATGTTGGAGCTTTAACATTCTTAACCATGAATGCTGGAATGTTATCGATATACATTACGAACCTATGTTGAACCATTGGTTCAAAAGCTCTAAACATTATTTCATTAGGATCTAATACTGCCATTTTGTTTTCTTATTATTTAATTATAAATATCTACTGTTTAGATTCTTATGCAAATGTAGCTCCTGTTGGTTCAATTGTAAAGTCTAATACTACAAATTCAATTGTTTTAGTTGGTTGAATAAAGATTTGACCTACTAATTGATTTCTATCTACAACATCTGCTGTGTTGTTTGTATCATCCATTACCACTCTATATGCATAAAGACCTTGTCTTTGAACTACTGATTCTAAGTATGGATTTACCGTGGCTAAGAACCTATTTCTAGTTGCAATAGTATTCTGTTCGAATACTAAATTTCTTGCTTGGTCACCAATAAACTTCTTAAGTTCAATTAATAATCTTCTAACATTTACTCTATCTAAAGCTGAAGCTTTTGTTTGTAATGTTTTTTGTCCGAATACTGAAATACCTGTTCCTGGGAATGTAGCAATTGGATTTACTTTTCCTAAGTATAATGTATCTCTATCTCCTTTTGTTAATTTTCTTTCTGTTTGGATAACTCCTGCTACTCCTCCTCTTACAAGTCCTGCTGGGGCAAACCATGGTGCTGAAGCATTATCTGTAAATGCATATACTCCTGGAATTACTGTTCCTGCTGGTACATATTCGTTTTTACCTGTAGCTGATTGTACTTGTACCCAAGGCCAGTAAGTTGCTGCATATGAACTATTAAGTGTAGCTGCTTGAGTTGTTACATCTGAAAGGATAGATCCTGTTGGTACTAAGTCTACTACTGCAATACAATCCCCTCTTGTTTCTGCTAAAGATATAATAGATGTATTAACACTTTGTCCAATTGTATTTGAATGTATCATACCTGGTGCAGATACTATATTGAACACATATTCATCTTGATTAGATAATAATGAAATTGCTGTTGAATAGTTAGCTGCTACTGTACCTTGAATATCTGTTGATCCGTTTACAATACTTGCAAAATATGTAGCTCCTGATTTAACATCTCCTGATGCATTGTAGAATGATCCTGATGCTGCTACTGGTAATGAAGCTGAGTATGAAGTATTTCCTGCATCTGTATTAACTGAGATTCCGTTAGTTGAAAGATAGTTAGGAGTTGTTAGGTTTACACCACTTACTCTAAGGTAATTAGATCTATTTGGATATGTTCCTTGTTTGTAAATGTATGATGTAGAACCATCTGTTCCTACTGTAGTGTATTGGTTACCAATTACTGCTTCAATATAGTTTGGAGAATTTGGATCTAAGGATACATTATTAAATGTTTCAAGAATGATAGGATTGTTTGTACTATCGTTTCCTTGTCTTACAAGTAATGTAAATGTTCCTTGAGCATTATTAACATTTTGAATCTCCCATCTTAAATTATCAGCTGATCCAGATACTAAAGACCCGTCAGAGTTAATATAAGAAGCTCCTCCTGTTAAAGCACTTGTTAATGCTGCTGCATTATTATATGTTACTCCTTTTCCTAAAGTAGCAAGAGTAAATGGTTGAGTACTTCCTTTTGCTGAAGCTGATACAAATGTATTGGCTGCCGGACTATATGTTCCTGATACAATTCTTGTAATTAAAGCTGTTCCTCCTCCTTGAGAGAAATAATTCTTTACTGCAAGTGATGTTAAGAATTCATAATTTGAAGATCCTGAAGTGAAAGTCTCACCAAATCTTCTTACATAGTCGTTATATGAAGTAACAATTGTAGGCTGATTATCTGGTCCTTTAACTGTTGGTCCAATGAATGCTGCTCCTGCTTGAACTGGTGCTGGTTGTACAAAAGAAATATCATTTTCTCTTGTTAACACTCCTGGAGATATAATTGATTCTGCCATGTTTTTTGTTTATGTGTTTTTGTTAATTAACTTTTTTTTTAATAAATAGTATCAGTCCATCGAAACCTTTCTGTATTTATGAACTCGGTGTAAACTCTCCTGTCTCTATATTTATGGTTCCCTCCCCATATTCTTCCTGTAATTGCTCTCCTAGGAGTTTTTCTTGTTCAATGAGTTGTTTGTACAATTCAAGAAGTTCTTGTTTTGTATTGGAGAGTTGTAGTTTTTGTAATTCAATTTGACCTAACTGCTGGGTGATTTGATTTTTAGTATTATTCAAATCTAATACTTCTTGTAACTGCTGTTGTGTTAATTTTTTCATTTTTTATTTATTATTTCTTAAAAGCTGTAAGTAAATTTCCTACCGTATTTGTTGTTGATGCCTCTCTTAATCTTACAGCTACAGTATTATTACTTGTAGCTATTTCATTGAATAAATTCTCAGCACTTAGTAAAGCAGAACCTGTCGTATTATCTGTAGGTACTCCATATCTTACATTTGCCGGATCAGGCATGATTAATGAACCGGATAATTCATTACCAGGACCATAAGAAGTTGTTGATCTAACATTTGAACCGGATGGTAGATTTGGAAAAGTATTTGCAGAATATAATGTTCTATCTTGTGAACCGGAAGTAAAGAATCGTGCTTGTGTTGTTCCGGTATCACTTAAAAATAAGTTTTGACAGTAAATGGCTTGTTTACCGGCATTATTAAACATATTTCCATTTAGTATTACTATTCCTGTAGCTGCAGTTGATGAAACTCCTACAGCAGTTGCAGAGGCAATTACATCTCCATTTATGTTAATTTGATTGGCTGATGTTGATGCAATACCGGCAGATGAACCTGCTATTACATTACCGTTAATAATATTAACAGGTCCTGAGGTTAATATACCGTTATTTCCAAATCCTAATATATTTCCGTTTACTATTATATTACCAGTTGTTACTATTCCTTCCGCTCCTGTTATTCCCGATGTTACACTACCTGTTATGTACAGGTTAGTTCCTGTAAAGTTAACTCCTCTAGCTGATGAATTTCCGCTCCCTCCTCTAATACTTCCTGTAATAGTTAGATTTCCTCCGGTTTGTGATATACCTGCAAAGTTTCCAGAACTTGCTCCAGCTATAATATCTCCTACTATTATGGTATTTCCTGCGGATGAGAAAAAAGGTGATGAATTAGATAATCCTAATAAGTTACTGTTTATGTAGATAGTTCCAGTTGATGTTTTATTTATAGTAGGATTACCTCCTCCTAATAAATTTGCTTGTATTAGAGTTGCTGTTATAGTAAAATCACAATTACCTGTGTGAGCTATTCTTACTAAATTAGTAACACTAGTAGTTGGGGTATTTATAGGACCATTTAATGTTAGAGAAACACTTCCTGAAGTAGCTGTTACTGTTATTAGGTTAGCTGCTCTAATAACAACTGGTGTATTACTTGTACAGCTTCCTGATATACTTCCACTATTAAAATTAAAAGTACCTCCGGCTACTATAGCACTAGCAGAAGCTTCATTACTTAGTGATAGAACTTGAAAACTTGTATCTATATTTACAGTAAAGTTGTTTGCAAACACATCATCACTAGCAGTAGGTATTAAACTACCGCTCCAAGTTGAAGCACTACTCCAGTTTCCGTTTTGTACAGCCCATCTATTTGGCATATATTAATTTCCTCCGTTATTAAAACTTGTTAATAGTGTTCCTACAGTATCTATAGTAGATATTTTTCTAAGTCTTGTTGGTACAGCATGTTGGTTTGTAGCTATTTCATCAAATAAATTTTGAGCACTTAATAAAGCTGAACCTGTTGTATTATCGGTTATTATTCCATACCTTACATTTTTAGGATCAGGCATAATAAGTGATCCTAATAATTCATTTCCAGGACCATATGAAGTTGTAGATCTTACATTTGATCCGGAAGGTAAATCAGGAAAAGTATTTGGAGAATATAATGTTCTATCCTGTAGACTTCCTGAGGTGAAGAATCTAGCTTGTGTTGTTCCAGTATCACTTAAAAATAAATTTTGACAATAAATAGCTTGTCTACTACCACTATTAAACATATTACCGTTTAAAATAACAACCCCAGAAGCATTAGTTGATGATACAGCATTAGCATTAGCTGAAGCGGTGGTGTTTCCTGTTATATTAATTTCACATAATGTAGTAGTTGTTACCCCAGCAGCAAGTCCTCCTCCTGTTACATTTCCTACTATTGTTATTTTATTTCCATCTATAAAAGATACCCCTACAGCACTAGCGTTACCTGTTGTTCCACCATCTACATTACCTAGTATTGTTAATTCACCATTTGTTTGATTGATTCCTTGAGCAGAACCATTTGTTCCTCCTATAACATTTCCTATTATTACTGTATTTCCTCTAGTTGAAATTATACAATGAGCACTATTCTGTGATCCTCCGTTTATATTTCCGACTACAGTTAAAGTTCCTGGGGAGGTTTTATTTATGTAAACATTGTTTGTATTTGTTGATCCACCAGTGAAACTTATTCCGTTTAAATTAAAATCACAGAAACCTGTGTATAATATTACATTTGAACTAAAAGTAGTAAATCCACTTACACTACTACTTACATTTAATGTTATTGAACCTGTATTAGCAGTTACTTGTATTAAATTATTTCCCCCAGGTACTATAGCAGTATTGGCAGTTGTATTTGTACAACTTCCTGAAATATTAGGGGTATTAAAATTAAAAGATCCTCCAACAGTAATACCAGTTCCCGAAGTGTTTCTTAAAGAAAGTACTTGAAAATTTGTATCAACATTTATAGTAAAAGCATTAGCAAATACATCATCACTAGCAGTAGGTATTAAACTACCACTCCATATTGCCGGGTTACTCCAGTTTCCTGATGCTATTGGCCATCTATTTGGCATAATTAAAACCCTCCGTTATTAAATCCTGTTAATAATGATCCTACAACATCATCTGTAGCAGTGGTTCTAAAACGTTGTGCTACTGCATCACTACTTGAAGAAATTTCATTTAAGA